ACGTTGGCCCTGATCGACGGTGTCGACGCGTGGGTGCTGCTGTGAGCGCGCTCTCCGATCCGCTGCGGGTGCTGATCGAGCAACCCGCGTGGATGAAAGACGCGGCGTGCAAGGGCCAACCGGTCGGAGTGTTCTTCCCACTGAAAGCCCACTCGCCTCCCCCGACGACGCGCGAGCTGTGCGCGGGCTGCCCCGTCGGAGACGAGTGCCTGGTGTACGCGGTGACGGTCAACGAGCAGTACGGGGTGTGGGGCGGGTTACTACCGAAGGAGAGAAGGCGCGTGCGGAGGTTATGGGTTAGACGGCGCGAGATCTACCGTGACGGGAGGCTGATATGGCCGGCGTGATCACAGGCTCGGGCACCACGGGTTCGGAGACTTTCATCATGTTGGACGCTGTCGAGGCTGAGGCTCTTGCCCGCCTGCTCCAGCTTGATGTCTATCCCGAGGGCGTGTACGGCGTTTTGAACGACCTGGCTGACAAGATGAAGGAGATTGCCGATGTTGAGTCATGAAGCTCAGAAATGGAATGAGCGTCAGGAGCGGGCACGCGAGTACCACGCTACGGAGGGTCGCGCTCTGCGCGACATCGAGCGCAACCTGAGCGCGATCCGTTCGCTGCTGGAGCGGTTGGTGAAGCACTTCGGGGTGCGGCCATGACCGCCCCAACCGATTGGGTGGAGCTCACAGCGTCATGCGGGCGCTGCAGCAACCAGGACAGCGTCAGCGTGCCGGCAGCCAAGTACACCGAGTGGCGAGCCGGCGGCAACATCTCATGGGTGTTCCGCAACCTGTCGCCGCAGCAACGCGACATCCTCATCGGATCGGACACGACGCGTCCGTTTCCGTACTACCTGTGCAAGACCTGTTGGGATCTGACCTTCGAAGGAGAAGAAGAATGATCATCACCGTAGGGTTCGCCGGCATCGTGTTCGGTGCCGTCATCGGATATCTCGTTCGGGATGTGGTGGCGTACCGTCCACCATCGAAGCGCAGGAGGGTCGGTCTCGACCAGTACTGGCGGTCCTGGCCTGCGATGATTCAAGAGCTTAGAAAGATGACTGACCGCTAGCGTGTTGCTAGTGGGACAGCATCGCTAATGGGTAGGATGTTTACTGTATGATCAGCCTCGCGCCCCCGTCCCGTTCGTTCACCTACCCTTTCCGAGGGGGGCGGGGGCGCACCACCGAAAGGGTTCCGCAATGACCGAGACCACTCCTGATGGTCGACCTGTTTTGAAACTGGTCGACTCTGAACGTGAAGCGAAGCCTGAGGTTCGGTACGCCGACGCTCTCTTCGAGATCTCCCGCGCACACACGGCGCTGGCCGAAGCCAACGAGCGGGCATTCGTCGCGTACTCCGACATGATCCACGGGGAGACCGAAGATGAGTGAGCTGCCCACATGGGAGAGCGTGTCGGAACTGCGTGACGTACCGCAGGACGCTGCCAGGCAGATGATCCTGAACGCAGAGCAGCAGTGCGCCCCTCTTGGGGCGTGCCTGCGGTCTCTGGCCCAGCATCCAAAGCGGGCGAACTGGTCGACTCTGGCGCGGCTCGTCGAGTTGGTCGAGCAGGCATACGTTCTTGCTTACGCAGAGTTGCAGGTAGAGTCCGAACTCGATGAGTGAGGACCGCCTGTTCCTACCGTCCTTCCACGACCTCGAGAAGACGCTGAAACGTCTACAGCCTCGAGATCGGATGCGGATGCGGACGATGCTTGACCGAGACCTACAGGAACTGAGGTCAGAGTTGTCTGATGCACGCGAGGACGATGTCGCTGCTCTGGTGAATGGCGGCTCGAACAGCCAGGCCGAGGTCGGACGCTGGGCCGGCGTGAGCCGGTCCCGTGTCGCAAAGATTCTGCGGGCACGCGAACATCGGTTGCGGACGACTGGTTCTATCTGATATATCTGATATCTGATGATGGCCCCGAGGGCCATCTTCTGATATCTGATGGGGGATCGCCGATGGCTGTCACACCCCTTCTCTAAGGTGTAGGCATGATCGAACATCGCTTCCGACAGTCCTGGTTGAATACCTTTCTGGCCTGCCCTGAGCAGGCCCGCACGCTTCGCAACAAGACGGCTACTGATGTCAGTGGCAGCAAGATGGTTCGAGGCACCGTCGTCCACGCAGCCATCGAGGCGGCATTGCATGCCCGCATGGCCGGCGACGAGCTCGCCTACGACGACGTTCTCGAGGTCTTCCACATGGAGTGGGACAACCATGTGGATGAGATCCAGAAGTGGAACAAGGGTGCGCTGGATGCCGAATCGACTGTCGCTCTCGCCGTACAGATGCTTTCGGTCTGGTATGAGCAGGTGTTTCCGTACCTCGACCCTGTAGGTATCGAAACGCAGTTCGAGTTCATCATCCACGAAGACGAGAACCGTCGCATCTTCCTGCATGGCACCCGCGACCTTGACGAACCGAACCTGACCTGGGATTGGAAGACCGGCCAGCACGACGCCCCGTGGCTGGTTCGCCGCAACGACCTGCAGTCGATGATCTACACGCTGGCCCGTGCCCGCGAGAGCGGTGACCTGGAGTCGCCGCAACCGTTCAGGTTCTGTTATCTCACCGACGGCAAGCTTGAGATCATTGATGTCACACGCACCCCTCAGGATTGGGCTGCGTTGGTTCCGATGTGCAACAGCATTGCCGACCTGATCGAAGCGCGGCTGCCGTCATGGCCGATGCGCTACGATGGTTGGAAATGCTCAGACGACTGGTGCCCGAACTGGGCGGCATGTCGTGGAAAGCACTTGGGTGTCGGCATTCGGCCGGCGAACTGGTAACCCGAAAGGGAAGGAGCAATACAAGATGAGTAACCGAGACAGGGCGATCATCGCCCAAACGTCAGCGAAGGTGGCTGGCGAGTTGTGCCACGGCAAAGGCATTGAAGGTCTGACAGAGTACGCGGCTGTTGCCGAGTTCGTATTCAACGACATCCTCGACAAGGCTGGGGAAACAGCGTCGCCTGCGGCGTCGCCTGCGGCGGCTCCGCCGGTCATGGCGGCACCGCCAGCACCGTCGCCTGTCGAGCAGGTACAGGCAGCGTTCCCAGGTGCAGAGATAGCGATAGCACCTGGTGCGGACATCTCGCCGCCGGCTCCGCCAGCGCCACCCGCTCCTACGGCGGCGAAGCCGGCGCGGGGTGCCCGCAAGCCCGTCCAGCATGACGGGAATGGTTTCGTCACTGATGGTCGGCAGGCCGCATGGAACGTCGCGTTTCTGTGTGCCGGCATGAAGACCGACGACGGCAAGGTCGTCGTGTTCGACAACAAGCGCAAGAAGGCGTCAGGCGAGTGGAAGGCCACCGCAGCGGACTTCAACATCTCCGAGGCGGGCGCAGCCAAGTACGGTCTCGGCGACAAGCGCATTGGGTTGTGGCTGTCGGACGCACCGACCCACATCCAGGCCGGCGACGGTTCCATCCATGTCTTCAACGTGGAGGACATGCACACACGCTGCAGCTCGTAATGGCTGATCTGCCGGCACCATTGTCGCCTGAGCAGATCGAGCAGCGGTTACGGGAAGCGGCCTCCGACGGGGAGGCTGCTCCCGCAACCAACTACAGGTACATCGAACCGACCTCCACGGCGTTCGATTCGTTCGTCGACTACGTCCGCAACGACGAGGGTCGGTTCCTGCTCGGCTTCCCAGAGGTCGACCTCGCCATGCGTGGCCTCGCCAAAGGCGAGATGCTCCTGGTTGTGGGCCACTCGCACAACGGCAAGTCGCAGGTGCTGTACAACTCGATCATCACGGCACTGTTGAACACCAACGCCCACATCCTGCTGTTCTCACCCGACGAGCCACGCGAACTCATCGCACAGAAACTCCACTGCATCGCATACGGACGCAACGGCGAAGAACTCGAACAACAGATCAAGGACGGCAACCAGACCGTCCTCGACGAGGTCCGAACAGCATCCAAGACGCTGTTCAACAGGATCCTCATCAACGACGCAGCGTTGACGTTCAGCCAGATGGGCGACGCATTCAAGGAAGCTCAGGACTACTGGCAACGCAACCCCGACTTCGCCATGGCCGACTACCTCGAACTACTACCAGGCGAATCCGACCACAACGGCGTGGTCGCCAAGGCGCAGGGTTTGAAACGGTGGTGCAAGGAAGTGTCTGTGCCGCTCGCTGTCGTGCATCAGGCTGGCCGTGGATCTGGAGACCGGCACAAACCGTCGACGATCACGGCCGGCAAGTTCGGTGGCGAGCAGGAAGCGTTGGCGGTCCTCGGCGTGTACCGGCGACGCGACGACCCGACGCTGTCCTATGTGGAGAAGTGCTACCACTCCGTGTCGATCAATGTTCGCATCAACAAGAACAAGCGGCCTCCGAACCGGCTCGGCGACTTCGAGTACTTCATCTGCCCGCACACCGGCCTGATACGCGAGTACATGGACGACGACATCCCCCCTGACGACAGGTACATGCGGTGAGTCACGCAGTCTCACTCTTTGACAGCTCGGCGGTGATGCTCGAACCCTGGGCGGAAGCCGGCTACCAGTGCTGGGCCGTCGACATCACCCACCCTCGGGGGCGCACCATCAGCGATGACGGCATCAACCTCATCGGTCACGATCTGACGACTCCGTGGCTGCCCCCGTTCGCCAGGTCGGAGATCGTGTTCGTCGCTGCGTTCCCGCCGTGCGACCATCTGGCCGTCAGTGGTGCCCGATGGTTCAAGGGTAAGGGGCTGCGTGCTTTAGCGTCGTCAATCGAACTGTTTGCCACGGCAGCAGAGTTCTGCGAATGGTCGGGTGCCAGGTACATGATCGAAAATCCTGTGTCCACCATCTCCACCTACTGGCGTAAGCCCGATCATGCTTTCAGCCCGCATCAGTACGCCGGTTGGGAACCGTCTGATAACTACACGAAGAAGACCTGTCTGTGGGTTGGGGGTCGTTTCGTGATGCCCGAACCGTTCCCGTTGGAAGGGGCGGGCGAACCCGATGACCGCATCCACAAGATGCCGCCGTCACCTCAACGGGCGGCCATGCGGTCACAGACTCCGAGAGGGTTCGCTCGGGCAGCGTTCAGGGCCAATCGTGGTGATTGACCGTGTCGCCATCGGCGACAAGTTCTGCCACCTGTTCCGAGGCAACGCCCTCGCCAAGGACACACCCGACGGCGACTTTCGCCCGTGGCGTGGCGACGACGGCACCCCGATGCCGGCCCGAGGCCCAGTCTTCGAGGAAGCCGTCCACAATCACCTGTGGGGCGACTACCTTCTCGGTGTGTACCCGCTGATGGAGGTCGAAGGATCTCCGAGTTGCAACGTCGGATGGCTCGCCGTCGATTGGGACGAAGGCGACCCGTCGTATGTCCACGCCGTCAACGTGCAGGGATTGTTGACGCAGCTCGGCATCCCGTCGTGGGTTGAGTCTTCCCGATCCAGGGGCTTCCACCTGTGGGTATTCCTGAAAGAAGACATTCCTGCTCAGATGGGCCGCAACGCCATGTTCGCTGCATGTCAGATAGTTGAAAGCCCCACCAAAGAGGTGTACCCGAAACAGGTCACGATGCCCGCTAAGGGCTTCGGCAACGGAATCCGCCTCCCATATGCACAGAACCGCCCTGAAGGCCGCCAGGAGGCTGTACGGGGCTCTGAGAGCAACCTGTGTTTAGAGGAGTTCACCAACGAAGCGTTCGATTCGATGGTGAACCGTCAACAGATCGTCAAACTGGCCTCCCTGTAC